CACCACCCCTCCCCCCACCCTCGACCAGAGCCCGCTTCGCGTTCTGCTGGACGCGGTGCGCAGGAGTCTGAGGGGTTTTGCGCCCCGGAGTACCCGGGGGCGGTTCTCGCCCGTCCTGGCGTCGTTCACCGGCTCTGAGGGCATGGTCTGTGGGGGCCTCGCCGACTGACTCTTTGAGGGTGCCCGTCACGGGTGCGCTCGCCACCGACATGGAGGCCCTGATGCCTGGACGCGGTCCCGCTCCCGCCGAGTCGCACACTCGCTCTCGGAACGACAAGCAGACGACGCAGTTGGTGTCGGACGGGAAGAAGCGGGGGCCGAACCTGCCGCAACTGCGGCTGAACGGGAAGCTCGTGCCGTGGCATCCGCAGACGAAGAAGTGGTGGGCGTCGTGGAGGACGTCGCCGCAGGCGTTGCGGATGATGACGGCTCCGGACTGGGAGTACCTGCTGGTGACGGCTCGGGTGCATCACGAGTTCTGGTCGTCGGGTCGGTGGGAGTTGGCGGCTGAGCTTCGGCTGCGTGAGGCGAAGTTCGGTGCGACGCCGGAGGATCGGTCGCGGCTGCGTGTCGAGATCGGGACGGGGCTGCCGAATGCGACGCCGGGTTCGACGGTCGCCGCGTCCGCGGGGAACGTGACGTCGATCGATGCTGATCGGCGCAAGCGGGTCTCGTCGGCGGCTGGCTGATGCCGCGCCGGCTGATCACGGCGCCGGGGCATAGCAGGGAGCGGTCGCTCGGTCATCTGGGCACGTGGTGGCTCGAGACGTTCACGCTGCATGGCGCGGGCGCGATGACGGGTCAGCGGGTGCAGCTCAACGATGAGCAGTACGGGTTCGTCCTCGACGTGTACGCGCTCGACGGTGACGGGAAGCGGCTGTACGACTCGGCGTTCTTCTCACGGCCGAAGGGCTGCGACAAGTCGGGGCTCGCGGCGAAGCTGTCGCTGCTCGAGGCGTTCGGCCCGTGCCGGTTCGACGGTTGGGCGCGGGGCGGCGAGACGTACGAGTACCTCGGCCGCGTGTACACCTACTCGGCCGGCGAGCCCATGGGGCGGACGATCACCGCGCCGATGGTGCGGATCCTCGCGACGGAGGAGGAGCAGACCGGGAACACGTTCGGGACGATCTACTTCAACCTGACCGACTCGCGGGCGCCGCTGTTCGATCTGCTGGCGTGGGGTGTGCAGCCGGGGCTGTCGAAGATCGTCATCCCTGGCGGCGGGCAGATCGTCCGCTCGACGTCGGGTGCGGCGTCGAAGGATGGCGGTCTCGAGACGTTCGTCGTGTTCGACGAGACGCACCTGTACGTCACTCCGCAGCTGCGGGCGATGTACCAGACGGTGACCGACAACCTGGGCAAGCGTGCCGGAGACGCGGAGCCGTGGTACCTCGAGACGACGACGATGTTCGGGCCCGGCGAGGAGTCGGTGGCTGAGGGTACCTACGAGCTCGCGGACGCGATCGCGGAGGGGAAGGCGCGCCGCTCGCGGCTGCTGTTCGACCACCGGTACGGGGAGATCTCGCACGAGGACTGGCGCGACGAGGAGAAGCTCGCTGACGCGTTCCGTGAGGCGTACGGCGACTCGCTCGCCTGGAACCCCGTCGAGATGCTCCTCAACCGGGCGTACGACCCGCGCCGGCCTGTCGCGCGCACTCGCAGGATGCGCCTCAACTCCGTCACGGAAGGCGAGAACGCGTGGATCGAGATCGAGGCGTGGAAGGCGCGCGGACACGGTCGGCTCGCCGTCGATCGGAAGCCGCCCGCTCCGCTCAAGCGCGGCGACGTCGTCACGCTCGGTTTCGACGGGTCCGGGACCAATGACGCGACCGCGCTGATCGCGTGCCGCGTCTCCGACCGGTATCTGTTCCCGCTCCTCATCGAGGAGAAGCCGGACATGCCCGGCCATGACGGCTGGGAAGTCGACAGGCCGACGGTCGATGCCGCGGTCGCGCGGGCATTCGAGAAGTTCTCGGTGGTCGGGTTCTACGCGGACCCGCCGCTCTGGCAGGACTACGTCGACGCGTGGGCGAACGAGTACGGCCCGCAGCTGAAGGTCCACGCGTCCGGGAAGCACTCGGTCGGCTGGTGGACGAAGCGGGACGTGCAGATGGCGCTCGCTCTCGAGCGCCTGCACACCGCTGTAGCACTCGGGACGATGGCGCACGAGGACCTGACCGACCTCGGTCGGGCACTCACCCGGCACGTCCTGAACGCGCGGCGCTGGTCTCGTCGGGGCGGGACGGTCATCGGCAAGGAGAAGAAGAACTCGCCGAAGAAGATCGACGCCGCGGTGGCTGCCGCGCTCGCGTTCGAGGCAGCCGCGGACTACGCGGCGAAGAAGCAGCCGGACAAGAAATCGATGGTGCCGTTCGCGGTCAGATAGGAGGCCGGCGTGCTCACGGAGACGGGTGTTCCAGGGACCGATGACTGGTGGCTGATGCGGCTGGCGGCGGAGTACGGGAAGGGGCTGCCGAGGCTGAAACGTCTCGACGGGTACCGGGACGGCACGTCGGCGGTTCCGGTGATGGCGACGGGTGAGATGCGGGAGGCCTACCGGCAGTTCGTGTCCCGCTGCCGCCTGAACATGGCGGAGCTCATCTCGACGTCGCGCACGAACCGGATGCGTCCGATCGGGTTCCGCACGGCGGCGCCGGGCGACAAGAACGGTGACGCGGCCGCGATGCGGACGTGGAAGCGGTCGAACATGAAGGTCGGCGCCCGCGACTGGTTCGGCTACATGGCCGACTACGGCGTCGGGTACCTGACCGTCACCGGCCCGCAGACGCCGTCCGCGGCCGCCGAGCCGATCATGATCCCCTCCTCGCCGTGGACGACGATCACCTCGCAGTACGCGGCTCGCCCGTGGGTGTCGGAAGCGGCGCTGCAGGTCGGGCACGACGCGATCGCCGGCCGCGACATGATGACCCTGTCCCGCGACGGGTACATGCGCATCGCGGTCCGCGCCGCGCGTGCGTCGACGTTCCCGACGAACGGATCCCGGTGGAACCCGGGCCGCGACTGGGAGTGGCTGACCGACCGGATCCCGCTCGGCTACACCGACGACACGACCGTCGTGCAGCTCGCGATGAAGGACGGGAAGGCGGTCTACGAAGACCACACCGACCACCTCGACCGCATCAACGGGACGATCCTCGACCGGTGCACGATCATCGCGATGCAGGCCTTCCGCCAGCGAGCGATCGAGGGTGACCTGCCGCAGTTCTACCCGGACGACTTCGCGGACGAGAGCCTGCGCGGGGAGCGCATCGACTACAACAGCCTCTTCCAGGCCGGGCCCGCCGCGCTCTGGATGCTGCCCGCTGGCGCGAAGGTGTGGGAGTCGACCACCACCGACATCACTCCCGTGCTGACGGCCGAGGAGCGGGACATTCGGCATCTCGCGGCGGTCACCTCGACGCCGCTGTACGTGCTCAGCCCCGACGCTGCTGCGGGTAGCGCTGCTGGTGCTGGCCTCGCGAAGGAGATGAACGTCTCCGCGACCGAGGACATGATGGACCGCGCTGAGGGTGCGATCGCGCTCGCGCACTCGAAGGCGTTTCGCGGCATGGCAGATCCTGTCCGTGCCGAGGTCGGCGAGATCGAGACGATCTGGGCGACGCTCGACTCCTCGCAGTGGCTGCAGAAGGCGCAGGCGGGCCAGGCGGCGAAGGACACCATGCCGCGCCGCATGATCTGGGAGAAGGTCTACGGGCTGTCCCCCGCAGAGATCGAGCAGGCGGAGCAGGACGCCTCCGACGAGTCGCTCCTCGAAGCGGTGTAGCGGATGGCGGACGCGAAGCTCGCCCGCCTGACCGAGCAGCACGCGAAGAAGCGGGACTCGCTGATCGTCGAGCTGCTGAAGCTCCTGTTCACGGGGTGGGGGGCGTTCGATCAGTGGCGGAGCGAGCCGCTGCTCAACGGGCAGTCCGCGGCCACGGCTTCCCGGGTGCTGACGGCGCTGACGCAGGTGCGCCGCCTCGAGCGCTCGTACCTGCAGGTGGCTCTGCGGGAGATGGACGCGCTACCCGAGAAGCTGCCACCGCTGCTCGACTTCTACCCGCGATCGGGCGTCTCACCTCTCGAGGTGTACCGGCGCCCCGTCGAGCAGTACGGGTACGCGCTCTCGCAGGGCGCGACGGCGGCAGAAGCGCAAGACGTCGCCGAGCGGCGCCTGTCGGACCTCGTCGAAGCCGACGTCATGCTCACCGAGCGGGACGAGGCGTTGCGCGTGTACGCGGCCGCCGCGAAGGTTTCCGCGTACCGGCGAGTCATCCACCCCGAGCTGTCGAAGTCGGGGACGTGCGGACTGTGCGTCGTCGCGTCGAAGAACGTCTACTCCACAGACGAGCTGCTCCCGCTTCACCGCGGGTGCAACTGCGACACGCTGCCGATCACCGCGAAGGACGACCCCGGCTTCCGCCTGAACGACGAGGACCTGCAGACGGTCTACGCGGCTGCCGGCGGGAACTCGGCGGCGGAGCTGCTGAACACACGCGTCACCGTCAACGAGCACGGCGAGCTCGGGCCTGTCCTCGTGAAGCAGGGCGACAAGTTCCGCGACCCGAGCGACGTCGGGAGGAAGCCTTACGCGGCCCCGACGGAGGAGAACCTGCGCACGGACCGGCAACGGTCCCGCGACGTCGCCGCTGACGCTCTCGCGGCCGCGGAGGCGGCGCTCAGCGCCTACGACAGCGACAACCCAGACGCGTCCACAACAGGGACGCGGGAACGCACCCAACTCTTCGTAGCCACCAAGCGGCTGCGTGACTACCTCGCGGCTCTCGATCGTCAGATCGCGTCCGCGTGACCCTGCTGGCCGCTGCCATGGCGACCGGCGCACTCATCCGACACGGAGGACAACCCGCTCATGTTCGTACTCGATGCCTTCGGGCGCCGCATCAACCGTCTCCCCCGTCTCCGGTTCGTCGACCCGCCGGAGGGCGGAGACGAGAACCAGGGACCTGACCTCGGCTTCCCGAAGGACACCGCGCTCGAGCAGATGACGGTCGAGCAGCGGGAGGCGTACTGGAAGCACCAGGCGCGGAAGCACGAGAAGACCGCGAAGGCCCGCGACAACTACGACCAGCTGAAGGCCGACTCCGAGGAGCTCGCGCGCGTCCGTCAGGAGAGCGCGACCGACCAGGAGAAGGCCCTCGATGAGGCTCGCCGCGAGGGCGAGAACCTCGGCGCGGAGCGCTACCTCAAGGACGCCGTCGTCGGCACCCTGCGGGCGCTGACCGGCATCAAGCTCCCCGACGGAGACGACGACGACCCCATCGTCGAAGCGCTGTCCGTCGTGGACGTGAAGAAGTTCACGAACACCGCTGGTGACATCGACCACCAGAAGCT